AGACAATGAATGTTCAATGGAATTTACATATACGTTATCCTGATTCATAACTTCATTTGCTTTATTCATCCAGTCACGCATCTTAGCAATGCGTTCTTCCATAGTCTTCTTTTTATCCTTGAGGTCTTTATCCTCCTCCATAATAACTTTACCCTTCTCCTGTAGAGTCTGGTAAAGCTTTGCACGAAGCTCTGGAGAGATGGGCTGAGTACATTCTGGACATTCGCTCTGATTAGTGATATGATCATGCTGCTTCTTCAGTCGGGAGAATTGCTTTCCTAGATTCTGGATAGAAGCATCGAGACGAATAATCTCTTCATTCGTTTCATTGATCTTTCTGGTTCCAACTTCATGTCGGGTATTGAGAGTATCTACAGTGCCACGGAAGACATCTTCCTCAATCTCCTTTAGAGTTTCTTGTGCTGCAGTAATCTTGGCAGACTCCTCAAGAATCTTAGCATGAAGATCCTGAGTTGTATCTACAACCTCTCCACTCTCCGCTGCTTCAAAGAGAGACTTCAATCTTTCAATCTCTTCTTCCTTGGCAGTCTTCTGGATCTCATACTTCTCCAGTTCTGATTTCTTTTCCTTTACGGTATCACCAAGATGGTTCTGGAGATAGTCTAAGAATCCGAGACGGAAGACCTCGTTAATAAATGTTCTCTTCTCTTGTTTTCCATACTCAAAGAAGTGCTTGCTAGATGTACCATTGAGGACAATAAGATTCTTAAAGACCTCAAATGAGATCCCATCGAGAATTTCTTCTTCAATTACACGGTTTGCCTGACGCTTCTTTGCTTCCTCACTCTCAGGTACACCGTCCTTTATGATGATAATCTTATCGGGCTTCAAACCACGCTCGATAATAAACTCATTATCATCCTTCTTGAAACAGAGGCGAACTTCAGTATCGCAACCATTCTGGATGTTTACAATCTCTGCTCTTTTTATTTTTCTTTGTGTTCTACCATAGAGAGCAAAGAGTGGAGCATCGACCAGAACAACCGTCTTACCAGAACCATTTGAGATTGTAGAGAGTTCTTCTTCCTCTATAACGTCATGGTTCTCACCATAGACATAAGAAAGCCCTGTGGTGTAGTCAAAGTGCAACCACTCGTTTCCTACGCTCATAAAATTCTTTAGTTCTATCCACTTGAAATGAAGCATATACTCTCCTATTGGTCTGTGGTCTGATCATCAGCAGACGCAGCAGTTCCACCTAGAATTTCATTAACTCTCATGTTTTCATAGTTGACGCTGAAAAGCCACAATTCACCATTCTTACAGAATCGAGATTTGGCGAGATAGATGTTAGCATGATTCTTTTCATCCAACTCATCGTTTCGATTGATGGTCATCAACATGTCACATGTCTGTGAGATACCGATAGAGTCAGCAATCTTATCCTGACCTACACGATCTTCAAAGCTGGAGCGATTTGTCTGTGCTGCAGCAAGGAACGGAATGTTATATCTCTGGGCAAGTGAGCGAAGCTCTACAGCAATCGCAAGACCCTTCTCATACAGACCCATGTTCTTTGTGACATAACTTGGAGATAGAAGACCGATGTAATCCACGAAAACAATATCAGGCTTCAGTTCACCATTACTTGTGATCTCTAGATTGCGCATGACTGCTTCAATATCTGAAGGAGTTGTTTTATATCCAGGCATTTCTTTTATCATAAGGCGATTGCCTCTGGTATCTTTAGACTCTGCTATCTTTTCTCGTAGATTAACATCACGGTACTGAGCAATTTCAGACATCGGCTGATCTAGAAAACTCGCATCCAATCTTCGACCAACCTGTGCTTCGTCAATCTCCAGAGTGATGTACAGAATCTTAATGCCCTTCTGCTCAGTATTCAGAAGAAGGTTGGCTACAAAGTTAATAAGCCAGAGAGTCTTACCTGAGTTAGAAGGACCAGCAATAATATGAAGTGCTTTTCGATACCATCCACCGAAGACATCATCAAAAGATGAGAATCCTGTATTGATATAAGAACCATAGTTATCGGAATTGTAACGCTCTTCGACAAACGCCTCATCATGATACTCTTCACCAAGGTCATTGTCGATAACAGAATCATTCAACTTCGCTACGTTGGAGATAATCTTATCGTACTTACCCTGTTCAAAGTTATCATAGCTATCCATGATGAATTCTTTTAGATAGCAACCCTTCGCAAAGTTACCAAGCTTGTCTGCGATGTAATCATGAGATAGATGTTTGACTGTCTCGTAATTACTATAGACCTTATCCCAGATAGCGAGGGCTTGATCCTTGTCCTTACCATTCAGTTCTACCTCATATACTTTCTTAGAGGGAACCTTTCCATATGCCTTATAATGCTTCTGCATGACTTCAAAGAAGTCCTGATGCTCATCAGCGAAGAAGTGAGGCAACAGTCGCAGAACATATGCATGGAAATTTCTTGAGTGAAAGAACAGAAGAGTAATAATATCAAGTTCGTTTAAATCAGTTTTCTTAGCCACAGCGATTCCTCCATAAAATATCGTCTATCATTATACCATAAAACGAGTTAAAAGTCAAGAACTCTCTTCTAAAAGAGCAGAGATTGTATCGTAGTGTTATCAGCGTCTAAAAATTTAAACTGAAGAATTGCATCCATTGTTATTTTAAATCCGACTGCTTCAAAGACTGGAGTCAGAGGACCAAGAATCAATCTGTTCATCATGTACTCTACATCCAACTTGAAGTATTCATATAGTTTCGGATTCCAGTCACCAACAATCGTGACTGCCTTTACTCCAAAGATGTTAGAAGGACAGACAAATACAATCTTAGCCTTTGTTCCTTCACTAACACGGTCCATTTCACGAAGGTCACTATCCCAATCACAGAGAGCATTCATAACCAACGCTCCAGCAATATGGTAAGGAGTCTTCTTTGGGAAGTAAACGATTGCGTTTTTATTATCCTTGATGCAGATGTTAGTCTGCCCACCGTACTTCCAGATGTTTCTTACACCTTGAGCATAAGAAATATCATTGATAGGAAGGTTAGGCATCTCATTGAACATCCTACGGAGAAGCTTAATCGTTTCTTCTTCACCCATCCCATTCATGATCTTCACAGTAGTATCCTGAAGGAACGTCTTGATAGTCTTTGAGAGATTAGACTTCTTAAATTCCATTCCCTTGATTGTGAAGTCATCATCTGGATACTGACTGGTTGTCTTATCATAAACAACCTTGGCAATATACTTTTTCTTTGAGGTAATGAGAAGCTTGGAAATAACTTCCTCAGTCTCAAACTTATACAGTTGCTCTGTCAGCATAACATTCTGAGTGATGTTCAAAAGACACTCATCAATTGCTGCCTTGACTTCCTTGTCGATATCGAGACATGTTCTTACACACTGCTCTTTGTTCTCTTCGGAGATCTCGATACCTTTATACTGAAGGATCTTTCCGTAGTCGAGGAAGACCGAATCAGTATCACAGTACATTGCAGCATAGAAAGGATTCTTCCTCTTGAGTGCTTCTATAGCAGACTTAACGACATACTGACCAGTTGCTGTAACAGCTTCTGCAAGATCAGTATGATAGAAGCGACTCCACTTTGCACCTACAAAGCCATACAGACTATTCAGACGAATCTTATAGACTTGCTGAATGGTATTGTACCGATCAGAAAGCTGCTTATCTTTAATATCACCAGACTTCTGATACTTCTGCTTGTACTCAAAGAAGAGTTTCTTATTCTTTTTGCGGATAGCAATCCAGTCATCAAGTAGTGAAGGGATAACGCCACGAGTATCCTTTGTGAAGATTGCACCATTAGCACCAACGCAAAGGTTTCTACTCTGTAGATAGTTGCGTAACTCTTCAAAGGTATTGAATTGAGCAACCTGTGGTCTTCCACCAACAGTGTTAAGCTTTTCTTTGGAGTATCGATTGTGAGTCTCTAGAATCTTCTCTTGGTAATCACCGAGAGATAGCCATAGAGGATCATAGAACTCGACAATGAAAGGACCAACCTGAGTTGGAATATCACCTTGCTTTACCTGACCACGATATGCCTCGATAGAAATGTTGAGTGCCTGAATACATGAAGGATACAGACTCGCAACATCGAAGACAGTCACGTAATCATAAAGACCAACCTTTGGTGACATAACATACGCACCCATGAACTTCCCTGCATCTTCAGGTGCTTCTCGTGTCTCAGGAAGTTGAATATCCTTTTCACGACAGAAGCGGTAGATAGCAGCATCATGAATACGCAACCAAGAAACGTCAAGACCAATTGCACGATCAAAGCTAATTCCAGCCATGTAGCAACACATGACAAATGTTTCCATCAACTTCTTTTTATTATCAAGTTGCTGAACAAGCTTCGCATCCTGTACACAGTATCGGACAAATCCGTTCCAATCGTTCTCGTAAAAATCTTTGAGAGATCCCTCGTATGTGATCTTACCTTCACCGTCAATCTCTACACCTTCCTCTTCTACGATTGCAGCAAGAGCATAAGAACGTCTAGGCTTAAGCTCAAACTTCTTATAGAGGATCATGTAGTCAACGATATTGATACCATTGGTGAGAAAACGTCTCGCCTCATTCTTAATCCAAGCATTACCATTACCAAAATGCTTCATCGAATTAGGACCGAAGAGGAAAGCCATTCTATTGAGAATGTAAGGAATATCGTAGTCTGCGCAGTTCCAACCAGTGATAATATCTGGATCAGTTCTCTTGAGATACTTGAGATACTCTCTAATAACCCCACGCTCATCCTTACACCATACATAACTCACATCTACAGGGAGTGGCTTTGTAGCATCAGAGTAAGGGTTGATACCAAAGACATGAGTCTTGTCTGAAGCTGAGTCATAAGAAGAGATGAGAGTAACCCCACCACGTCTCGCACCATCACGGTCAGGACCAACATCCCAAGACTGAATGAATCCACCACCATCCATCTGAGTTTCAATATCCATGTAGTGGACACGGAGAGGAGGAATCTCATCATTCTCCTCATCGAACTCAAATTCGTCTGCTAGAAACTCGACTACAGGATGGATATCGTAGGAGAACCTACGAGGGCATGTTCTGACAACAGATGGCAACTTCTTATCAAAGTAGTCGCAACTGATACCAGAAAGAATATGATTACCGAAGAGATCTTTTTTATATTGTGGTGTACCACCTTTGATCTGCTCTACAACAGCATCATTGTTAGGTACGAAGATCTCATTAGAGACTGTCTTCTGGGCATGACGCTTGTGCCATTCACCGTCTTCTTTCTCGTAGTAAGAATACTCTACTTGCTTTTTGAATCGGTTGAAGTTTACACAAGAGTAATTACGTATCTTCTTTTTCGTTTGATTCTGCGTTGTCATCGGTTTTAATCTCCACAATATTGTCCTGTGCAAGTTTCTCTTCAGCGGAAGAGACTTCCTCACGGGATGAGGTCATTCTTCTTTGGTTTTCCATCACTTGTTTCATTGCTTCATTGTAACCTTGTTCGAATGAATATTGCATAGTCTGAGGAACTGAGCAGACATGCCACTCTTTATCTGCTTTCGCTCTTTCCTCTTCCTTGTATGTCGCAACGATCTTTCTGCGAATGTGTTGAGCGAGAGATTCTTGAAGTACAATCCCCGCACACTTAATACCATTTGTCACTACAAATGCTTTCTCTACCAATGTATCGCATAGAGCAACAAAAGATTCTAGCAGTTGTTTCATTTGCGGATCTAGTTCTTCCATGTTTACACCATTACGAAGAAGTCTGCAACTCCAAGCAGAGTTCTATCGTCCGTTGTCTTATATGCTTTGTTGGTTGCGAATTTACTTTTGTATGAATAACTATCACGTTCATCATCGTTTCGGTGAATGTGATGAAGGTTTGCATATACATCAGGAAGCTTTGGATCTTCCTTATCAGTAAGTTCCTGAGTTGCTGTTCCAGTAATCTGAACCATCTTTCTCTTCTCAAGCTTCTCAGCGATAACCCAAACCCGAACAATGTCTTGATCGTCTACACCGTCAGAGTTCTTACCGATGAGTTTGAATAGATCCTTGAAGCTAACAAGAGCGTAGGAAGGATAGAGGACATCGTTATCGCCAGTCTTATCGAACATCTGAACGATGTGTGCGCTTTGATAAAAAAGAGTCTTGCCCTTTTCATTTGTCTTATTTGTCTTGATCCCATATCTGCGTAGCTCTTCAGCTACAAATCGAATACTAGAAGTAGGTGCAAATCGAACTACGCTTTCCATCTGACTCAGAGCATCATTCATGTTGTTTCCTTTCGTGGAGTGCCATATATATTGTATTCCAGTATTAGAGGCTCTTCACAAGAAAGACCTCCAGAATCATTTGACTTTACTTTTCGTATCTGAATGACACCAGTGAGGGTATTCTCATTGAACATATTGGAATACTGACCAACAGTTGTCATCAAGCTACTGAGGAAGAAATCGATAATGAAGTGAGCATGATTTGCTTCCACTCCTATATCATACACCAACTTAGTCAATTTGTCAAGAAGTTTTTTCACTGACTCTTTTATAAAAAGGTTCATCATAAGTCCGAAAACTCTCAAAACATCTATTTTCTGGTCTTTTATGCCCATAAGTTTGATATGCTTGTCACCTTCTTCTCTCACAAAATCTTTCATATTATTGGCATATGAGACGAAGTGAGTCGCAACCAAAATCTCTTGGATGATATTTCCATAGGTCATGTCTGTATCTCGTACATATTTTATAACAGAAAGAACTTCGTTCCAGTTGAGAGAAAGCTCTATATATTTTCTGAGACAACAAACAGGACATACATATCCAGAATTGAACTGCTTATCAAATTCCATCAAAGCCGATTCAAACTCCTGCATAGTTATGAGGAATTTCTCTAACTTATCCTTATCAAGTCCCATCTGAGCTAACTTCAGGACATCTATTTTTAACTTACCCATGACTCAAGTTCATCCTTTGTACCAAGTCGATTGGCGAAAGTTTCAAGACACTTGATCCACGATTTGATCTTTGTGCGCTCTGCGCTTGTCTTGCCTTTCGGAAATTCAAAAGAAAAAAGTCTGTGGTAGATTGAGTAGAATGTTGAAAGAGCAATTGCGATTGCATCGAGTTGGTCATCCTTCTCTTCGTAACCGTCAAATCCGTATCGAACCATCATCTCACAGATGTAATCCTTGGTTGCATTTCCCTTTGTCGAAGCAATCTTCTTGACACTAGGAACAGGAGCGGTGTAGAAGTATGGACTACAATTTTTCCAAGTGGTATTTCTCAGGGCAGATTTCAAATATCCTTTGAGTTCTGCAAGCTGTGTTGTTGAGCCTTGGGAGTGATATGAGTAGTCTTCCACAACGACTACGTTTGGCTTGTACGATTGTACAAGTGGTATGACGCTGGTGACGATGTTCTCGATCTTTTTAACAAAAAGAAACTCTTCCAGAGCAGTGTCCTCGATGGAAGGTTGCTCAGACTTCTTGACTGCATCTCTTTGTCTCTTGCGGCATTTCTTAAGGTCTTTGTCTAACTCTTTCGGGCATTTGATCTCATCTTCGTAAATGATCTTGAACCCATTTGCCAGTTTTAACCAGTCGCTTTTGGGTTCCTCGTTGATGAGAAGGTCCATGAAAACGTCTCGATACTCCTCAGAAAACTGACATTCTGCAAAGCAGATGCCCGTTGAAGACAGTGAAGCGTCAATTCCGCAGATCGTAAATCTCTTTGCCATAAATTCTCCTCGCACAATTGTACAGAAAACAAAACAAAAGTCAAGCAAAAAATCCCCCAGAATCTCCTTATAGTTAATTCAAAGAAGAAACAACGTTAATATTCTTGTTACAAATTTACAACGTTGACAACGTTGCTAACTGATACAAATGGATAATATTCGGGAGATATTGTTCTTAATATTTTCTTTGAGTGGTTTTCTCAGAGAAAGTTCTTGACTTTTCTTTTTCTTGTGCTATAATTCCCCACAGACTTTTCGCAAAGGGAGATTGAATGAAGATTGTTGAACCATCTGCAATACTGCTCTGGTGTACAGACTACCCAGAGTTGACGATGGAAGAAGCTGGTAGAACATGCTACAAGTCAGACAGCAAATATACTGAAGAATCTGCAGCAAAGTTCATTGAGATGATTCTCAAACGTGGACATGAATCAGTTCTGGAACATGCCTCTGCCTCATTCCGAATAACCACAGACAGAGGAATCTCCCACGAAATAGTTAGACATCGACTTGCATCTTACAGTCAAGAATCCACAAGATACTGTAATTATGGGAGTGAAAAGTTTGGAAACAGTATCACAGTAGTCAAACCTTCAGGAATTATAGACCGAAAAGACTTTGATTTCTGGCAGAATGCAATGCTGACAGCAGAGAAAAACTATTTTGACCTTCTCGATAGAGGTTTCTCACCTCAAGTAGCAAGGTCAGTTCTTCCAACATGCCTTAAAACAGAGATCGTAATGACCGCAAACTTCAGGGAATGGAGACATTTCCTTAAACTTCGTCTAGCATCAGGCGCACATCCTGACATTATCCTGATTGCAAAGCAGATTTGTGCTATACTACAAGAGATTTCACCCACAGTATTTTCCTTGGAGAGCTTAGTATGAGACATATCAACTTTGACATCTTTTCTAATCCATCAAAGTTCGATTTAATTCTTCTTCCATGTACTTGCTACCAGAAGAAGGATGGAACAGTGCCAGTCATGAAGGATTCTTTTCTTGAAAAGATTGTTGAACGTTGTCCAAGTCTCACGTCACAGATAGGCAAGGGAGTAGAAGCATATGGAAATTGCCCATCAATTCTAAGCCATATACCAAAGACTCCAAAACCAACCAAGTTTGCAACCTTTCCCTTCTCTCCACCAGCATTGAGAGCAGAAGATCCAGACAAATATGTGTACAGTAGATTGAAGGGTGACTTTAAAAAGTTTTCACTAATTCCTGGGTGGGCATTGATGCCACGAGCAGACATGGTTGAGTTCTCAGCAATCAAGCTCATGGAGATTATAAAATATAATAAACTAGATGCAGTTGCACTTCCTTTGGAAATGTTCACATTCGATGCAGAAGATAAGCAACATGCAGATAGAATACTAAGCATTATAGAAAGAACCGTAGTTGAGTCTTTATTTATTGTGACACAGCCCCACGATCAAGTACAGTCGAACCTTGTGAGTTCGCAAGTTTATTTTGAAGAAGGAGAGTAGAATGTCTAAGGAAGATCTTACGCTAGTTGCATGTGTTCTCGACAGATCGGGATCAATGCAATCAATTATTAAGGATGCTGTTGGTGGATTCAATGCATTTCTTAAGGCACAGAAGGAAGATGCTAATGGTGAATGTCGAATGACAGTCGCTATGTTCAACGATGATTATGAGATTCTTCATAATAATGTTGATGTTAATGTGGTAGAGGAGTTCACAGAGACTTCTTATTGTCCTTCTGGTTGTACTGCTTTGCTTGATGCCGTTGGTCGAACCATCAATGAGGTTGGTAAGACTCTTGATGAAATGAAAGAAGAAGAAAAACCTTCGAAGGTTATTTTTCTTATTCTGACAGATGGTCTTGAGAACCGAAGTCGAGAATTTAAGTTGTCTGATATTCAAGATAAGATTAAAGAACAGCGAGAAACTTGGAATTGGGAGTTTGTTTATCTTGCTGCCGATGATCAAGGCTTTGCTGCAGGACAGACTATGGGTGTTGTTCATTCATCGAAGTTCGATGTAAACAATACTCGTGGAGCATACTTGTGTGCAGCTAAGTGTGTTAGCGACTACAGAGCTACAGGAAAAACAAATATTGACAAAGATATCTCTTGACAAGTAGAGAGGTATATGGTATAATACTTTTATTGTGATAGTTTTCGTTTCTAAGGAAGGAGTTTTATTATGACAGCACAGAGTTATCCGCAAGGGCAGACCACAGAGAAAAAGAACATCTGGTACAAGCCTGTTGCGCAGTCGGACTACCCTGCAATTGGTCAGATCGGTGTTGTGACCATTCAGGTTCGCATCCTCCCAGGATTTTCGCAAGGTGGGATGTACGAAGCAGTATTTGAAAAGGATACTTCGACTTCAAAGTATCCCAACACAAAGAAGTGGCTCATGCCTGTTCTCGTGTTGAGCGATCCTCTTCACCCTGAGAAGAATGGATTCGTTGGAGTGATGGACGTTTCAAAGACTCTCCATCGTCAAATTTGTGGCAAGACCACTCCTCCAAATTACTTTGACTTGCAGCAAGGTTTCAATTTCAACATCGTTGTTGAACTGCAGCAGAGTAAGGACAAGCAGCAGTGGTTCCCGAACTACGGTAAGTCGTATTATGATAATACACCTACCGCTGTGAATACTGACTTCGTAATGCAGCAAATGAACGAAGTTCAGATCACAGACTTTGCTGAGTTTGTTCGCAAGTTGAATGAATACTTTGCAAAGAAGGATCAGCCTCAAGGTAATTATGGTACACCGCAGCAAAATGTTGCACCACAGGCAATGACACCTCCTACTGCTTATGGTGCTGGACCCGTTCCTACTCAGCCTGTTCCGCAAGCTGCTCCTGCACCGCAAGGAACTCCTGCTCCTGTTGCTCCCGTAGCACCCGCTCCAACGCAACCTGTAGCATCGACTCCTCCTTCCGACCCCAACGGAGTGCCTTGGCAAGCTGCACCAGCAGTTCCTGCACCAGCACAGGCTCAGACAACCGCTCCTGCACCAACTGGAGATCAGGACTTCGAAAACATCTTCGGTTCACCAGAAGCGTAGTAGGAATTAGTACGAACCCTCTCAGAGTGCAATGGCGAGACTCTGAGGGGGTGTTCTTTTTAGAGAAAGGAGAATCGTTTGGGTATTCTCTCAAAGATGGCAAAAGAAAAAGAATTCAAAGACTCCATTCAATGTATAAAAAACATTAAATCTCCTGGGTATATTTCCACAGGATCTTTTGCATTGAACGGAATCCTCTCTGGTGACGTTTATAAAGGTGTTCCTGATAACACAATCGTTGCCCTTGTAGGTCAATCTAACTCAGGTAAGTCATTTCTTATGGCTCATATGGTTAGAGAAGCAATTCGGAATGGATTTGAAGTCCTTCTATTTGATAGTGAAAGAGCAGTCCGTCCAGAGTTCTATGAATCTCTTGGTTGCGATACAAGCAAGATCTTCAGAATCCCTGTAGGAACCGTCTCTAAGCTCAAGGTAGAGGCATATAAAAATATTAAAGCATTCTATGATCGTGCAGGACCAAAGGATAAACTCTATGTTGGAGTTGATTCTATGGGCAACCTCGCATCAATAAAAGAAATGGCAGACGTTGAGAAGGGTAAGACTGTTGCAGATCAAGGTACAAGCGCAAAGGATCAAAACTCTGCGTTCCGTATCATCGCATCTCTAGCAACAGACTATGATTTCCCTCTTGTCTTCACCAATCATACATACGCTCCTATCGGAGATCTCTTTGCATCAAGAGATAAAATCGCTGGTGGTAGCAAAGCAATTTATAACAGCCATATCATCATCTACGTTGATCGTCTTGTTAATAAAGAAGAGGTAGAAGATGCTTTGGGTAAGAAAAAGAAAACTCATGTGGGTATTCGTATTAAGGCTACAACTATTAAGAACCGTGAATATCCCGAAGAAAATACTGTGTATCTCGATTTGAGATACGATACTGGATTAAATCCTTTCTCTGGACTATTGCAATTTGCAATCAGAGCAGGGGTTATTCAAAACAAGCCGAGAGGCTATTTGGTCACAGCAACGGGAAAGACTGTTTTTGAGAAAGATATAAACAAGCCTGAAATATACGATGAGGAAGCACTTAAAAAGATAAATGAATGGTTAGGTCAAAATGGCTATTCTTCTCTTTCTGATATTTTCTCCGATGATGTTGCTAAAGCACTAGGAGAAGGAAATGGCGAAGAGGAAAGTCTGCAATAACAAGTCGAAGCATTATATCGACAAAGAAGAACTTAGATCAGAGATGGCAGCATGTAAGAAGACTGGAATAGTATCAGACCGTCTAGCTGACATGTTCATATTAGTCACTAAGGGTGTAGCTCTTAGATTTAATAATCTTGACTGGTATGGTATTATGGAAGATGTGCAGCAGGATTGTCTCCTGCTTCTAATTCAGAAGTTTACGAACTATGATCCAGAACGTAGGAACAAGAACGGACAGAAAACGTCTCCTTTTGCATATCTTACAACCTGTGTATACAACCATATGAGATATAAAGTATCTAAAGAAAAGACACGTAAAGAGAAAACAGATAAAATGGCTAAGAAAGCTAAAGAGTATATTGATAAACTAGAGAGAGGATACTAATGATTTTTGTCTTGGGTGATCTGCATTTCGGTATTAGAAGAAACAATCGTGTATTCCATGATATTCTTCTAAAAGAACTTAATACTGTCCTTAATAAGGTGACTAAGAGAGATTCAGTGGTCATTCTTGGTGACATATTTGACAGTAGATCATCTGTAGACTTCAATGTACTCAATGCAGCGTGGGATTTCTTCATCAAACTATCCCGTTCATGTAAGGAAGTATTTATTATTGCGGGAAATCACGACCTTTACTATCGGGAGAACCGAGAAGAGTTCGTAAATTGCAGATTCCTTCGCTTCGAACCTAGCTCTGATAGTAAAATCGCCCCAGTTCACGTCCTAAGTGACATCACAGAAGCTAAGATTGCAGGGAAGAAGTGCCTATTCATCCCTTGGATTGACTGTGAGGACATGAAGAATCAAGCTGTGGACGCTATGCTTGGTGATTACGATATTGTCTTTGGTCACTTTGAGGTTATCGGCTTGTATGGAACTCACGCAATCGATGAACGGACCATGTTTGAAGATGAAGACTTCCCAGAAGATACAACTATTCTATCTGGACACTATCATAATAGATCCCAGAAGGGGAAAGTCCAGTACGTTGGTTCTCTTATTAACTCCACATTCAATGATGTTGGTGATACTAAGGGATATCACACAATTGGTAAGGATGGAATCGTACAATTCAACGAGGGTTCAAGTCCGATCTTTGAATATATCACCATCGACAACCCCTCTAACTTCCTTAAGGCTATCGATGGAGCTGATCCAAAGAACCTTGAGAAGCTTCAGAACAGAGTCAATGGAAATATTATCAAACTCATCATGAATGAGTATGGTAAGGATAACGAAAAGGTCTTTAAACTTATTAAGGGAATGACCCCGCTGGAACTAACAGTTAGCTACAATCGTGTTAGTTTCGACAACGGGGATGAGGGGGAGGAGTTTGA